TAGAGGAAATTATTATGGACAAAGAACAAATAAAACAATTCAAAAAAGAGTGTGCCGAAGCAGAAAGAGAATTAAGAGAAGAGATTGTTGATTTTAAGAAACTGGAAAAATGGATTATCAAGCATATAGGTAAAAGATGTAAGACCTATGCCTGTGGTTGTTATTGTTGTGATGTTTGGCATGGATATGATGCTATTAGAAGTTTGGTAGATTTTTAGGAAATTATTATGAAAAAGATATTAATAAGAACATATTTAATAGTGTGGTTCTGGCGAAAACAGATATTTGGCAGTACTAAAATATCATTAAAAGAAGCGTTTAAGCTAACTAACCCCCATATATAGTAATTTATGACAGAAGTTTTAATTTTTTTAGGAATAATAGTAATAGCAACAATACTTCATTTTAGATTTGGAGTTGGATTTAAATAACCCCAAATAATTGTTTTGTTTTAAGCAATTATAATAATAAAGCTAAAAAGTTATGAAAAAGAAGTTAAAAAATAAAAGAAGGAGATTTAGTATGCCGAGTAATGGAAATTGGCTTATTTGGAGATATAATATAGTTAGGTCAATGATAATAAAAGCTAAATATGAGTGATAAAACAGAGAAAAAAAGAGGTGGAAAACCTTTTACAAAGAATGATCCAAGAATAAACAAAAAAGGCAGACCAAAAGGAGCTGGCATATCTATTACAACAGCAATAAAAAGAGAATTAGTAAATATCCCAGAAGGACAAAAGGCAACTTATTTACAGATATTAATTAAAAAGATATTAAAAAAAGCAATAATAGAAGGAGATCAACAAACTCAAAAGCTGATATGGAATTATATAGATGGAATGCCTAAACAAAGTATGGATGTAACATCAGATGGAGAATCGCTAGGAGTTATTGTTCTTCCTCAAAGAAATAAAGAACATGGAGAAAAAGTGGCAACCAACAATTCGTCAGGAAATGGCGATGATAAGGACTGAGGATGAAATTCTTTATGGGGGAGCAAGAGGAGGAGGAAAGACAGACGCTGGAATGGCTTGGCTTACATATTGGATTGACAACCCAAAATACAGAGCATTAGTCATTAGAAGAAATGCTGATGATCTTAAAGATTGGATAGATAGAGCAAGGCAAATGTATAGACCGATGAGGGCAGTATTTGTTGGTCAGCCAGTAGAGATAAGATTTCCGTCAGGGGCTATTATAAGGACGGGTCATTTAAGAGATGAGAATGCTTATACTAAATATCAGGGACATGAGTATCCTAAAATGCTTATTGAGGAATTGACTCATATTCCAAGAGAGAGTGATTATGAGAAACTATTGGGTAGTTGTAGATCAACGGTTCCGGGTATTAAGCCACAGCTATTTGCTACAACAAACCCAGATGGAGATGGACACGAATGGGTAAAGGAGAGATTTGATTGTGAGATTCCTGATATGATACCAAGAGAAAAGAAAGACAAAGCGACAGGAATAATTGCAAGGACTATATTTATTCCTGCAAAAGTAGAAGATAATCCACACTTAGTAAAAGCAGATCCCCGTTATGTAGCTTATTTAAATAGCATTAAGGATCCCGTGTTAAGACGGCAATGGAGAGAAGGTAGCTGGGAAGAGCCAAAGATTAGAGGGGCTTATTATGCTGATTGGATTAGGGAGGCATATAGAGAAAAAAGAGTAACAAATGTTCCCATTGAGAAAGATTTCCCAGTTCATACATTTTGGGATTTAGGCAAAGGAGACAGAAACCCTGTATGGTTTGCTCAATTCATTGGTTCAGAGATTAGATTAGTTGATTATTATGAGCCAGACTCAATAGGTTTAGTTAATTACATCAGGGAGATTAAAGACAAGGGATATGTATTGGGAGAACATTTTGCACCTCATGATATCAAGGTAAGGGAATATACCTCTGGAAAGTCAAGAAAGGAGATAGCAGAAAGTCTTGGCATTGATTTCCAAGTAGTTCCCAAGTTAAGCATTGATGATGGTATTGAGGCAGTTAAGACAATTTTTAATAGATGTGTATTTGATAAGGTTAAGTGTAAAGATGGCCTATTGGCTTTAAAACACTACAAGAAAGAATATGATGAGAAGAGAAGTGATTACAAGAACGTTCCTTATCATAATTGGGCATCTCACGGGGCAGATGCATTTAGATACATGGCAGTCAGTTATGCAATGATAACTGGTGAGCCAATAGATAAAAAACCAAGCGAATTCAAGAAAGTGAGAAGCAAAGAATTCGGTAGTAACATTGGAGGCCAGAGGAGTCGCTTCAATTATTAAAATGCCAGATACAATAATACAAAAGAAAACGACAAATCCATTAGCTAATAAGATACTTAGTGAGGTTGATGAATACCAAGAAGCTTCATCTTCTAAAAGAAGTATGTGGGTTGAGTGTTATAGACACTATATGTCTTTTTTAAAGAGTGCAGAAAACCCATTTTTAGCTAATATGTTTATACCCAAAACACACGAAGCAGTTGAATTACTAGCTGCTTTTTTAGCTGGTTCAAACCAGACTGTTGATGCTGAGCCAGAGGGGAAGAATGACACTGAGAAGGCAATAATAATCAGGAGATGGCTTGAGTTTATATGGAGAAAGGTTATCAAGGCCAGGAATAAGGTTGTTGTTTGGATCAAGCAGTCATTAATCTTTTCTAATGGAATAATGAAGGTCTGGTGGGATCCCGACAAAAATGCTCCAGGAATGGAGGTTATTAGTTTGCCAGATGTGTATTTTGAATTTTACCAATCAGACATTCAAGATAGTTATTCAGTAATCCATAGAGTTGTAAGGAATATTGAAGATGTTAAGAATGATGATAGATACAACGAGAAAAGAAAAAGTGTTATAGCTGATAATGAAGACATTGAAGATGAGTCAGAAACAAAGTTTACTCCTTATGATAAAAGTATCAAGGAAGATGCAAAGACTCAGGAAACCCAGAAGGTAGAACTTTACGAGAGATGGTGTAAAAGCGAAGATGTTATAGCTACGATAGCTCCAACGGCAATGGGCTATGAGATTTTAAAGAAGGAAACATTCAAAGAGAAAGGATATGTTGACAGTGATGGAAATAAGTTCTATGGGTTTATCAAGATGAGAACCAAGCAATCACCTCTTCCAAACAGGGCATATGATATTGGACAGATTGAACCTACACTGAAGCTTCAGTCAGCATTTAATGATATGATCAACGAGGTTTTTGATAATGTTTCTCTTATAAATAACAAGATGTGGGTTAAGAGAAAAGGATCTGGTATTATGCCGGTTCATTTGGTTAGAAGGCCAGGAGGAGTTATTACTGCAAAAGATGTCAATCAGGACATCAGAGAGCTTGAAACATCAGATATTAAGCAGTCAGCATTAGAAACATTGAACATACTGGATAAAGAGTTCCAAATGGCTTCAATGATGTTTAACTTGTTATCAGCTATGGATGGTGGTGGAACTACTGCCACAGAGGCAGCAATAGGGCAACAAAACGCTTTAACCTTGCTTGAGATGGTAGATGATAACGTTAAAGAGGCTATGTCTGATTTAGGGCAAATGCTTGTTGAATTAATGCTTAAAAACACCACCGGAAAGCAATCAATTAAATTATTTGATAATGATTCATTATTTGGCTTTCTTGATTTTGATGTCAAGGAAGTTGACGGCAAATATGATATTAAAATATCAGCTGATAGAGAGGTTCCTGGAGGTAGTATGGTTAAAAGGAAACAACTTCTTGATTTGCTTAATTTAATATCAAGAGACGAGGAATTGGCTATGCAATATCCAAACCTTAAAGCTAAGGTTATTAAGGAGTGGATGAAAGAAGGTGGGACTTCTGATGTTGATTACTTCTTTGAAGAGGATAAGAAGGAATCAGCAGGAGAGGGATTAATTAATTTTAAAAAACCCCGAGGGGGAAAGTCTATTGGACTTGTTACTCCTTCAAGGAGAGAGGGCTTAAGCCCTGGAGCTATTCAGGAAAGAGCTGAAGCTCCCTTGACCGAGCAAGGAAGTGCAGAGACAGTTTAGTATGCCAGCAGAATTTGAAAAATGTGTAAAAGAGAAGGGAAGAGTAAGAAGAATTGTCGGACCAAGCAAAAGGTTTGATCTTGGTAATGGTCAATACAGAAATGTTTGTTTTAAAAACAAAAAGATGTTTATGGGACATATCAAGAGCAAGAAAAAGAAAATATGAACAAGAAAGAAATAGAAAAAGGAATAGCTGGAGACTTAACCAGGGCAAGATTTGTCGCTCAACTTTTTAGATCAGAGGGGTGGAAGATCTACGATAAAATGAAGAAGGAAAAACTAAAAGAGTTAAGAGATATTAATAGTTGTAAAGACGAGATAGAATTAAAGGCTCGTCAACGATCAATAAAGATACTGGAAGATTTAGATGAGGGGATTAAAGCGATAGAAGAACAGGCAGATGAAGCTTTAAAAATGAAGGAAAAAATAGAGGGGAATAATTAATCGCCAAACCCTATTTGAGGAGATAGGACGGCACTAAACATGGAACAAGAAACCAAACCTGTAGAAGGTTTAGAGGGAGTAAAGTCCGAACTTGAAGCTGAGGAAACTTCTCAAGATGAGAAACCCGAAGAACAAGGGGAGACCGAAACCGAAGAACTGGAGCAGACGGCAGGTGATGAGGGTGAACCTGAAAAAGAAGAGACTGATTATAAAGTCAAGTTCTCTGAATCCACTCGTGAAAATCAAAGAATACGAGAGGAAAATCAAGCCCTTGAAGACGAATTAGAAGAGGCTAGGGCTAATTCTAAGCGTCTTGAAGAAAGCCTAAGGTCTAATCTTAAAGAGTTAGAGGAAACAGACCCAGCCTCAGCTGAAGTAATTAAGATTAAACAAAAGCTCGCAGGCTTAGAGAAATCAAATTTGCTTGAAAAAGAAGCAAGGGTGATTTCTGAATTTATAGAGCGTAATCCTCAGGCTAAGGACGACCGTGAAGCCCTAAAAGCACTAATGCGTGCAAACCCAAGAAAAACCGCAGAACAACTATATGAGAGGCATTTGAAGCCTGCTTATAACAGAGGGGTGGATGCTGGTGCTAATAAACTTCGCAAACAGAAGTCGGCTAAGCCAGAGACTGGAAAAGGTTCAAAAACGGGCGAACCTACTGGTGAGTTTCCTGACGGATTTAATAGCTGGAGCCTTGATAAGCGTAAGGCTTATTTCAAGAGGAAGGGTATTACCGGAGCAGGTGAATTCTAAAGTAGGTTAGATTTAGACTAATGGAGAAGTTAGTCTTAGTTGTTAGATGGCAAAAGGAACGACCTCTACAACGACTCAAAATCTAAAAAACTACTGGCACGATTTTTTCATTGAAAATATCTATGACTGGTTAGCAATGAAAGGACTTACCAAAAAAGCCAAAGTCCCCAAAGGACAGGGTAAAACCGTTTGGTGGGTAGGTATTTCTAAAGTTAATCCAGCTGGAGCAAGCATGACAGAAGGTTCAGATCCAACAGCTCGCTCATCTGCTGCTACCAGAATTTCTGGTGTTCTTGCAGAGTATGGTAACTTAGTTACCAATTCCAAGCTATTTATGGATGTTTCCATTGATGGCACAAAGGAACAACTCTTGAAGGATTTAGCAAAAGATGCTGCTAAGTTGATGGACGACACTGTTCTTGCTAAGGCTCTTGGAGGTGGAACTGTATTGTATGCTGGTGGTAAACTTCACAGATCTGGAATAGTTGAAGCTAATACTGCAACAATTACTGATATTAGGAAAGCTGTTCGTTTATTGGAATTATCTTCTGTCCCACGATGGCAAGATGGTTTCTATGTCGGACTAATTCATCCTGATATTAAGTATGACCTACAATCAGATAGTCATTGGAGCGATATTGTAAAATATCGTGATACTGTAAAGTATGACATTGTCAATGAAGTTGGAAGCATTTGGGGAGTAAGATTCGCATTGTGTCCTACAATTCCTATTCTTGTTAACTCTGGTTCAGCAAATGTTGATATTTATAGAACTTTAATTTTCGGACCTGACTACATTGGTCAGTCAGAACTTGGAGATCTACAAATTGTTATCAATGAACCAGCAAGGAACTCTGAATTAGGAACCTACAATGCTTATGGATATTACTTCTGGATGGCTACGGAAAGATTGGATGACACGGTTTGTGTTAGATTAGAGTCAAATGCATCCTTAGCATAAGGCATGTAGATTAAAATATTAACTTGTAAAAAATTTGGGGGTCAATTACATTGGGCAGTGAAATCTTCTCCTCCATTGTCCAATCAATTGTTGACCCCCAGAGGAGCTTTATGAAAAAACCAAAGATATCAATTATATTATCAACTTATAACAGAAAAAACCTTCTTAAGAAGGCAATCAAATCGGTTCTTTTACAAACATTCAAAGATTTTGAATTAATTGTTGTTGACGATTGTTCAACAGACAAAACACAAGAATTGGTAAAGAATTTTAAATCAAAGGACAAAAGGATAAAGTATTTTAGAATGAAGAAGAATTTTGGCAATGATTCACAGCCAAAGAATGTTGGAATACTTAAGTCCGAAGGAGAGTATATTGCTTTTCTTGATGATGATGATTGTTACAGGCCAGACGCTTTAAAGATTCTTTATAGGTATCTTGAGGTGTCAAAAGCAGATGTTGTTTATGGGGATTACCTAATTGAAAGTTTAAAAGGAAAGAAGTCTCCGGGATGGTCTGTGGACTTTAATATTCCTGCTTTAACAAGAATGAATTATATTGCTATGCCAACTGTTTTAATTAAAAAGGAGAAGATAATAGAGGTTGGTGGATTTGATGAGAATGTTCCTAAGTATAAGGATTGGAACCTATGGTTAAGGTTACAAAAGAATGGTTGTAGCTTTATGCATATTCCAATTATAGTAACAGAGGTTACGATTCAGGAAAACTCAATTTCAAAGAAGTTTGAGACCAAAATGAAGGAGGATGGATCTTATGATGCTACATATTTTAACCCAGCAGATTGTAAGATTTATCCAAACAAGACCATAATTGGTGAAAGAAAGCCAAAGAAAGTGGCCATATTTACCCTAACTCTTGAGAGGTTGGACTATACCAAGAGAATGTATGGTGCATTAACAAAAACAGCAGGATATGATTTTGATTGGTTTGTTATAGATCAGGGGTCTAAAGATGGAACCGTGGAATGGCTTAAATCTACAAGAGCCAAGTTAAAAGAGAACAAAAAGAACGAAGGAATAGAAGTTGGCTGGAATCAAGCTATTAAAATGATTAGAAAGGCAGGAGATTATGACATTGTTGTTAAATTAGATAATGATGCTGAGGTAATGACAGAAGGGTGGTTGGCTAAAATGATTGATATATTTGAAAGAAACTCTCGTCTTGTTTTATCTCCTTATGTTGAGGGATTAGAGGATAGTCCGGGTGGTGTATTAAGACAAAGACTTTCAGGGGATAGTCCATATGTAATGATTGGAGATACAGTATTAGGAGTTGTTCCTAATTTAGGAGGAATTTGTTTTGCCTCTCCATTGAGCCTTTATAAGGATTTTGAGTTTCCAAAGCACTTAATGGGTAATAAGGATTATTATTTATCTAAGTATGCACTTAGAAGTGGTTATGGATTATTCTATGTTGAGGAATTAAAGGTTGCTCACATGGATACTACATCGGGACAGAAGAAAAAATACCCAGCTTATTTTAAAAAGCTATATTCTGAACAAGAAGAGATAAGAAAACAGAGAGAGAAAACATTTGCTAAGCTTGGAATGAAATGAAAATAAATTGTGGATGTGGAGATAAAAAATTGCCCGGATATGTCAATATAGACATTCAACAGGGCAAAGGAGATATGCGGGGTGATTGTGCTAAGCTTGAATTCAAAGAGGGATCAGTTGAAGAGGTGGTTAGTTTTCATTTACTTGAACATTTAGATTATGGTGGAGGACAAAGATTTATTAAGAGTTCCTATAAAATGCTTAAGCCAGGTGGTAAGTTTATAGCTGAATTGCCAAATTTTCTTGAGCTATGCCAAAAGGTTATAGATGGGAAAGCAGACCACATGACAATGATGTATATATTTGGAAACCAAAGAAATACTGAGCAGTATCACAAGTGGGGATATTGTCCAGAATACCTAGAAAACTATTTAAGGGGGATAGGATTTAAGAATATTAAAATATCCAAAGGCACTGATTCACATCAGAACGAAGAAGAGTGCTTTAGGATAGAAGCAGAAAAATGAAAGTTCATATAATGTTAGTATGGTTTAATCAGTGGGATGAATATACAAAGCAATGTATAGAGTCTATTTTAAGAAATACCAAATGGCCATACAATTTAACTGTTTGGAGAAATACAAAGGAGAATAATATTCCTGTTAATATAATTTTTAATAAAATAATAAAATCTTCTGATTGTGAATACTTTGTAATGATGAACGATGATGTGGTGGTTACTGAGGGCTGGTTAACAAGATTGATGGAGGGAATGTTAAAACACCCAGAAGTAGCAGCCATTGGACCGAAAACTTCTCATGGAGATCCACAAGCTATTGATGATATAAAGAATAGGAGATTTAATATGACAATTGATGAAATTGAGGCATACGGGAGACAAGTTGACGGAGATGGGGTAAAGGTTATGGATAGAGCTTTAAATGGATTCTGTTGGCTATTAAGGGGGTCTGCGTGGAAGGATATAGGTGGTTTAGATGAAAGAATAGGTTGGTGTGGCCACGAAACCAAGGCTTGTCAAGATTTGTTTAAAAAAGGATGGAAAGTAGCAGTTGCTGATACATATGTTCATCACTACGGAAAAGTTACATTAGCTAAGGCAGAAATGGAAGGAGACTATAATCGTAAGGAAGACATAGAATTATCACATAAAATATGTTCAAAGTCTTAAAAACAGATGAGACAATAAAGATTTTACATAAGAAGTTAGGAGAAGGAAGTCCCTTTACTTTTGTTAGGTATGGAGATGGAGAAATTAATCACATGGATGGATGGGGAGGATATAGTGGAAACCATCTTGGAAGCAAGGAATTAAGAAAAGAGCTTATTGAGGGATTTCAAATAGATGATCCAGATTACTTAATAGCTATTCAGTGCGATTACCAAGATGAAGGGGGAATGGAAGAGGGCGTATTCAAACAAACCAAGAACGATAGTCTAAGAGAACAGACATTGAGAGTTAGCAAGAGACAAGATTATTTGAATGGAGTGGCAATTAGTTATACAGCAATGTTTAGACCAGAAGTATTTAGGCCATTTTGGGATGATTTACTTAAAAAGAGAATAATGATTGTTGGTGGTGTTCACCTAGAAGATATTAAAGATAAAATTGGAGCTGATATATTTATAGAAATACCAAGAACTCAGGCATATTATACAATTGATACTCTGGGTTGGTATAGGGAAATAGTAGATAATTTAGATAAGGTAGATGTAGTTTTATTTGCAGCAGGTATTGCAACTAATGTTATTCAAAAACGCCTCTGGTTAGAGGGGCATAAAAAAGTATCACTAGACATCGGGGCTTTGTTTGATGCCATACTTGGCTTAAGCACTAGGCAATGGATGATTAAAACAAAGGGTCGGCACGATGTATTTAAACAATATTTAAAAGAGGAGAACAATGGATAAACAATCAATTTTTGGACAAAACAAAATCTTGAATCACCCAGATAAGATTCAAGAATGGTTAAACAGAGGAGATCGCACCTTGATAACTTTTGAATTACATATGAGTAACGCTTGTAATAATCGTTGCCCTAAGTGTTCTGGTTGGAAAGGAAAAGAAAAGAAGGGATCATTGACATTAAAAGATGCCAAAGATTACCTAACACAGGCAAAACGAGATCTAGGAGCAAAGGGGGTTATATTCTCTGGTGGAGGAGAGCCATTGGTAAATCCCGATACTATTGAAGCATTACATTATGCAAAATCCCTTGGACTTGATGTTGGTCTTATTACAAATGGAAAGGCCTTAAACAGAAAGAATATGACAGATATTCTTGCTACTTGCACTTGGTGTAGGATTAGCATTGATGCTGGAGATTCAAAGATGTATACAAAAACACACGGAATGAAGAAAGAAGACTTTGGCGAGATTGTTGTGAAGTTAAAGCATCTTTGCACATTAAGAGATGAATTGAAATCTAATTGTATTGTTGGATCTGCTTATTTAACCGGAAAGGAGATCTATGACTATAATGATATGGAGACATTTGTTGAGTTTTCCAAGTGGGCTGGGGTAAATTATGCTCAGTTTAGACCATTTCATTATGACATGTTTGATGTTTCTGGTGCTATTAAAAAGCTTCAAAGGAAGTATGGACAATGGGTTACAGGATCCTGGCAGAAATATAGTAGAATGGGTGATAGGGTTATTCGTCCTTATGATGTATGTTATGGAATTGATTTTGCTACTGTAATTGCAGCAGATCATAATGTTTATATCTGTTGTCATTTGAATGGAAATCTTGATTATTCTATGGGAGATCTACGAAAAAAGAGCCTAAAAGACATCTGGAAGAATAGAGACAAAATCCGTAAAAAGATTGATTTCAAGAAGTGTCCTCCTTTCTGCCGTTGTGATGAATTCAATAGAATATTGTTTGAACTTAAAAAGCCGAAACAGCACATTAATTTTCTATGACCTTGACTCCCTCGCCAGAAATGGTTAGTCCGTTAAACACACGGGCAAGGTCAGAGGAGAAGAACAAGGGGGTATAAGAACTTCTCCTCACTAACTTTATGAAATATAGCATAATAACAAGTTTATATAATCAAAAGAAGTATTTACCCAAGATAATTGAAGCATGGGAGAATCAAAGGTTTAAAGACTTTGAAATACATTTTTGTGATGATGGATCTACTGATGGAACCAAGGAGTGGTTTAAAAACAAAGCATTTTATTTTCCAGTTCATTATCACAGGAACAGACCAAGTAAGAAAATGAGATTGACAAAAATACTAAATAAAGGCATTCGTAGGGCGAAAGGAGACCATTGTGTATTTATTATGGGAGATAGCTTTCCAGAGACTGATTTTCTTGAAGTGGTAAATGAATTTGCTAACAAAGATACAATTATTTGTGGAATAAGAGCCAGTATTGATGGAAAGAATATGGTTGAGGTTGATTGGAGAATTAGAAAACAACTTATTCCAAAACAAGCCGTATTATTGCCATCTCGCCCATATGATATGATCACTGGAAATGGATTAATAATTCCAACAGAAGCTTTGAGAAAATATGGGGGTTGGAATAAGAAAATACAAGGATATGGAGGAGATGATAATGAAATAGTTGCTCGTTTATATTATAAAGGATATTTAGTGTGGAGCGTTCCACAAGCTGTTATTTATCATCATTGGCATCCTTCTAAATTAGAAACACAAGATAAAAGAAAACAATTAAGAAAATTAATTCAAAAGTATGCCAATTAAAAAGAAAAAAAAGAATGATAAAGTATTTTGTTTAAGCACAGATGATTTTGGTTTTCTTTTACCAGGATTAGATGATTTGCTTAGACTAAAGGAAATATATCCAAATTTTAAAGTAACCTGTTTTACAATGGTATTTCCAGAAGCATATTTACTTCCAGAGAATCGTAAGTTGTTAAAGCCAGACAAGATGAGGAAGTGGGCAGAGATTATTAATAAGTATGATTGGATTGAAATAGCCCTACATGGTTTTTATCATGACAAGATAGAAGCAAATAGTTCCTATGGGAGATGTGAGCTGATGTTAAAGGCTTGTGAGAAACAACTTGATTTAATGGGTTTAAAATATAAAAAGATATTCAAAGCACCTTTCTGGCAATATTCTTATGATGCATTGAATTGTTTAAAGGATAAGGGATATATAATAGCTCTAGATAGAAACCATCCAAGAACTGTTCCAGAAGGAGCAATAACATATTTTTATAATTGGTCGGTTGAAGAACCGTTACCAGAGGGGAAAAAGTTAGTTAAAGGTCATTCGCATACACTTTCAAGGGGCGTTACTAACGATCTTGCAAGTGCATATCCTAATATAATTAATCAAATTCCTCGTAATGCAGAATTTCGTTTTGTTAGCGAAGTTGTTGCAGAAGAGGAACAAGGACTATGGCAAGAGGAAAAACCAAAGTTGCAGTTACCGGGGACAAACCAAAGTCTCCACAAGCAACCAAAGGAAAAATAGAAAGATTACCAGAGGATCATATTATTGATACTGGCAATCTTCAAAAGAAGATCAATGAAGTAATTGATAAATTAAATAAATAAAATGGAGAAGAGGAGAAAGCTTAAAATCTATGTTCTGCAAAATAATAGTGGTAGCAAGTATTACAGGATAGTTCCACAATTAAAATATATGCAGAAAGAGGGACATAAAGTATTTCTTGATACTGTAGACACAAAAAGAGAAGTAATAGCACAGAGGATTAAATGGTGTGATGTCTTTATTTTGCAGATGGTGATGTCTGAAGACTGGGCCAAGGTGGCCAAAAAAGAAGGGAAGAAAGTCATATTTGAATGTGATGACCTTCTACACAAGGTTCCAAAGACTCATTATTTCTACCCTGAAACCAAGGGAATTAAAAATAGGATAAAATGGTGGATTAAACTCTGGAGACAATTTCGTTTGTGTGATGGGTTTATTTCTACCGGAAGAAATCTTAACAAGGTTTATGGGTGGATGGTTAAAAGGAGTTTTGTATTTCCAAATTATATTGATTTAACTCACTGGGTTAGAGAGTATAAGAAAAATACAACCGATAGAATTAGGTTGTTATGGGCTGGATCCATGTCTCATACAGGAGATCTTGAGATGATGAAGCCAGCACTAAAAAGAATTCTTATAAAATATCCAAATGTTCAATTTATATATGTTGGAATGGGTGGAACAAGGACAAAGGATTTATATGCCAAGTTTATTTATGGCGATGATTTCTTTGAAGGATTACCAAAGAATAGGGAGAGCCTTCTCCCAGTGCCAGCAAACATATGGCCACATACATTGGCAGGTTTATTGGCAGATTTGGCAATCGCTCCTCTGGAAAAGAATTACTTTAATAAGTTTAAAAGTCAGTGCAAGTTTCTGGAGTATAGTATAAATAAAATTCCAGCAGTTTATTCTAAATGGTTTTATACAGATGTCAGGGAGGGAGGAACTGGATTACTTGCAGATACATTAGAGGAATGGGAAAAGCAGATTGAGAGACTTATTAAAGATGAAGAATTAAGGAGAAGTATTGGAGAAAATGCCTATAAGTGGGTATTGGAAAATGAAAATATAAGTAATTATTTACGAAATTGGGAGAATTTCGTGAGAAAGGTCTATGAATCTTAATACTTTAATTGATCAAGTTCAATTCAAGACAAAGATAAGTGATACTGTAATGTTGCCGACAGCGACTATTGCAAGTCAATTGAATGTTGCTTATGATATTGTATCTTCTATTATAGTTCAGCTAAATGAAGATTTCTTTGAGGAACAAAAAACAAAGGCGAATACAGCAATAAATTCAGCATTGTATCCATTGCCAACTGATTGTATGAAAATAAAGCAACTTCGTATTGCTTATTCAACTCCATCAGATGAGGGTGATTATGTTGTTGCTACTCCTTATGATCCAGCATCTGTTAGCAATGTTGAAGGAGATGAAGAAGATATTAGTTCTTCCAATCCAATAGTAGATATAACAAATAACTTTATAAGAATTAAGCCAACTCCAACTGCCAAGATAACAAATGGATTAGAGCTATATTATGTTGCTCGTCCTTCTGCTTTGGCTAGTGGAACTGATACGCCGGTGATTCCGTCAGAGCATCACGATATTCTTGCTGTGTATGCTGCTAAAGAAGTTTCTTTAAAGTTTCAGCTTAAAACAAGATGGGAAATTCTTAATAAAGAATGGCAAGAATGGAAAGATAGAATTATGGAAGAATTGGCTGAAAGAAATATTAATAAACCAGCAAGATTTGTTAATATTCTTGAAACATCAAGGGGAAGAACAACAACAGAACTTTGGAATTAATATGTATCAGGAAGTTTGGATTAATGGGAAGAAGATTAAAAATGGGGCAAGAAGTCGTAAAAGAATACCATTAATTGAATTCAGTAAGATGAAGGGGAAAAGCGTTCTTGACATTGGTTGTTCCGAGGGAATGTTGGCCATAGAAGCCAAAAAACGGGGGGCAGGACGCGTTTTAGCCATAGAATTGGGTGATGTTATCAATACGGCTAAAGAAGTGGCTAAGAAGGAGAATTTGGATATTGAGTTTATTCAGACAGAAGCAGGAAAGTGGTTAGAGAATTGTAAAGAGAAATTTGATTATGTGTTCTTTTGTGCGATGTTAAATCACATAGAAGACAAGCCGAAAACACTTAGGAACATTGACAGGATTACAGATTATGTGTTGTATTTTGAAACCAACTTTGAGAATAAGCCAGAAAAGGTTATGCCATTGGTAGAGAAATATACTACCTTTGATAAATATAATTTGGTTGGGCAAACAGGAGATAGATTTCCAGAGGATTATCATTTGTATGTTTGTAGAAAGCAACTAGAAGATGCCAAGAGATATAAAAAGTATGCTCATTTACCTATTCAGAATATAGAAATGAAAGATATTCACTTGGTATTGGGTAGGCTAAAGCCAGACCAGATAGCAAAAATTCAAAGATTAAAAGAAAGTATTGAAGTTAATGGATTGGTTAAACCATTGTTAGTTGAGAAAAAAGGAGACATTTATTATGTAAAAGAGGGTGGTCATAGATATTTGGCATTAAAAAAATTAAAGAAGAAAACAGCAAAATGTATAAATATTGTTTCATAGTTTTTTACACAGAGAATTACTTGCCCGGGATAAAGGCATTAAGAACGTCTATTAAAAGGTGGTGTCCCCATATTAAGTTGTTAGAATTTAAAGGAGATAGCATTGAGGGAACAGCCATTGAACGATTCAATATGGCAGCCAAGCTAGCTCCAAAATATGATGCCATATGTCTATTAGATGCTGATATGTTTTTAACAGCAGACCCAACATTGTTTTTTGAAATAGCTTCTAGGGGGTTTATAGTTACCGGAAGCAATGGAATGGTAATTAATTTTGATAAAGAATATCAGGAGAAGTATGGGGTTGATTTAAAAAGTGAAAACTATCTATATCCAAAAATACATACAACTGTTCCTATATTTATAAATAAAGATAATATACATTGGTTTAAGGAATTATATGATAGCAAAAGAATAGACCACTGGGACGACTTTTTATATTTAAACATTCTGGGAATTAAGATGGGAATGGATAAGAAAATGATTGTAATGCCACCATATACATTTACGGGTATTCATCACTGGATAGTGAAACCAGCAACGGGAGTGTTTAAAAAAGGAGATATATTATTAAGTGGCACAGAGGAACAAATTTATATTGTTCATGGAAAATGGTGGGATAAGGGATGGCTTCAAGATTTGTTGCCAACAATGAAAAAGTATTTAAAAGACGAAAACATTGGGGAGAAGGGATTATGGAGAACAGAACAAGCAATAAAAATTTTAAAAGAGGAGTTTAATAAATTAACAAAAAAAATATGAAAATACTTAAAGTTAAGGTTAAAAGAGAAAAAATAGGAAATAGAACTCATTCTATTTACCCTAGTGAATGTTCTGTAAGATGGACAATGTATGAGGGTGAGATTTTCCAAGAAGGAACTGAGGAATTTCAATATAGGGTTGGATTTACAACCGATGAAAAGGCAGATTATTTAGTGAATAAATATCCTGATAAATTTGAAATTCTATCTAAAGAAAGTGCAATAGCTTATTGTGAGCAATATGATCCAATGCCCCCTGCTGTAATAGATGGGGAAAAAGCTATTTCTGTTTTAAGGAAAATAAAAGATGGAAAGAAACTTTCATCTGAAGAAATGGATTCTATAGATGAAGCAAAGCCCGGTGGAATAGTGCATGTAAAAAAATCATGGAACGATAGATTTACTGAACAATTGGCTGATGTTGAATTGGATAAGAAATTAAAAATTATACACAAAATATAATATGCCAAAAGTTTATGTAGCAATAATAAATCAAGGGTGGATAAAACCCGAACTTTCCAATCTTATAACCACAATGAGTCATAACAAGATTCCAGGCATGGTTACATGGCACAACCGAAAACCAGCATCTCATAATAGGAATATAGCTGTTCAAGAATTTTTAAAGACAGATTGTGATTATTTTCTATCAATAGACCATGATGTAGTTCCATATAAAAATCCATTAGAATTAGTAAGAGAAGACAAAGATATAATTGGTTTACCAGCAAGGGTTTTACAAAAAGGTGGTTTATATTGGACTGTTTATAATGAAGATTTATTAAATCCCCCTTACTATAAACCAGTTAATATAGATGATGTAAATATAGATGATTTGTTGAATTGTGACATAGTAGGGTCTGGATGTATTTTAATTAAAAGAAAGGTTTTAGAAAAAATCAAATCACCATTTTCAAGGGAGTGGACAGAAGATGGGTTGCAGAAATTTGGTTTAGATTTTGCCTTTTGCCGTAGAGCAAAAAAAGAGGGTTTTAAAATTTATTCTGCAACAAAATATCGTTGTGAACATTATAAAGAGAATGGACTCAATGATATTTTGGGGGTAGTAAAAAGACAATATGGCTAATTTAATTAGTGCGGACTATGGTGCGAACAAAATTTATCAACACGATACAGGGTTTTCTTCAACAATAGTTGATAGTTTCTCTAGTCCCGGAAATACTCCTTTGGGACTAACATGGGATGGAACAAATCTTTATATTTATTCTGATACTAATTCTGATATTTACAAAATGGCAGCAGGATTTAGTGCTACCGTAGATTCCAGTATTGGAACAGTAGCAAATGCCAGAGACTTAGCATGGGATGGAACAAATATTTGTCATGGACAATATGTTGGAGAACCTGATAGTGGAAAGCATTATAAGTTAGTAGGTTTTACCACTACCGTTTCAGATAGTTTTAGTTGGCACAAACCTCATGGACAAACATGGGATGCAGTAGGAGGAGACCTTCTTAGTAGTAGTGATTATAGCGATAAAATGTGGAGACATGATGGATTTAGTGATACTGTTACTGACAGTTTTGCTAGTCCATCCATAAAGCCAAGAGGAATGGCATGGGATGGAACAGACCTTTATAGTTTAGATGTTGATAGCGATAAGGCTTATCATCATGCTGGTTTTACTAATACCATATCAGATAGCTTTAGCACGCCAGGTAGTGTTCCTGGAGGATTAACATGGCAGACTGATGCTTCAAGCTCATCATCTTCGTCTTCATCAAGTAGTCATTCGTCTTCGTCTTCTAGCAGTAGTAGTTCGTTTTCATCTTCAAGTAGTAGCTCTTCTAGTAGTTTCTCTTCATCAAGTAGTAGTGAATCATTTTCCTCAAGTAGCTCGTCTTTCAGTAACTCTAGCTCTAGTAGTTCCAGCTCATTTAGTTCTTCCAGTTCTAGTTTTAGTAGTTCAAGTAGTAGCTCGG